TTATTCATAGTGTCTTCAATTATTCATCAGCACACCACGTTATAAAGAAGACGTTTTCTGGAGATAGTATCTAGGCGGTTCACAAGGCTATTATTATTTGCGCTGTCTTAACTGCGGATAGCTTACAATAAGAAGTTGTGATATTCATAACTTGCAGTTTTAGACATAGTATAACGAATAGCTTAAAGTCTATGTACCGATAAGGGGAAGTGAAAGACTTGTATGCCCTAAATGCAAGCATGAACATCTTGAAGCAGATAAAAAACAAATGATAGACAATGGTGCTTATGTGCATCTTTTCCCTGACAGAGTAAACGAATATCCTACTTATCAAGCTTCTGTTCTTGTTTCACTTTTACCAGTGCATTCATGGTATAACATCGCCTCAATACAGCTTGAATCAGGTAAAACAGCTGACCTTCAAGACTACATAAATTTTGATAATTCAATCAGAGGTTTACCATATCAGTAGAGGTAGTACAAGACAGCAGACAAGATAAGTCTTCAGCACCATGTTTACACTGAACTTCCTGTTGACAAGTTATCAGCAGTCTTTATTACTGCGGATACGCAGGAAACATTTTCTGTTGTTACAGTTTGGGCGATGGACTATAATCTTAATCTTTATCTTCTTGAGCTTGCAAGACCACGTTATTTATTCTTGAATGATGAAGACAGAAATGTAGTCAATATGCAGAATAAGCAACTTAACAAGAAGCCTGAAACTACTGTTTATGATATGCTTAATACATAGTATTACGGTTTAAGACCATTGTGCTTGTTGGTTGACCTTCGAGGACACCGCAGCTAGGAAGTAAAGGAGTTTGCCAAGTTGAAGAAGAACATTCTTCTTTATGGTGGTACATCATTAAAACATGATGCTTGGAACATCAGTAAGAATAATCCTAAACTGTTTTTAGTTGATGCTAAACATTATCAGAGTAACTTGATATTCAATCTCTATTACAGCAAAAACACAGACAGTCACTATATGTTTTTCAATGATAAGTTAACAGATGAAGATTGGGAATAGATTTTATCTGTACAGCCTGATAAGACAAAAAGAAACGGCTCACTTTATGAAAACTGGACCCCGAATTAGAAAGTACATGACTGCTTCGATTGCGCTAAAATGGCCCTTGCACTAAGAGACATTGTGTTTAAGATTTATCATAAGGATAAATTCAAGAACAATGACAAGTTAAAATTCAAGCTTAAACGATAAGCATTGACGATATAACAACAGGTATACAGTCTTATCATGTTTAACATAAGGAAAAACGTAATGTATACAGGTTACTCACAATCAACAATAGAGATAAAGCACAGGAAAGCAGATGCCCTTTATTACAAGGGTAATAATCAGCTTCCTCAATTGGTGCAGTTCGAAGACGGTGTTGCAACACTCAATAATCTTGATGCAGGTTATTACCTGCTTCAATTCATGCTTGATGGTGAAGTCTTATCACAAGACACTCTTGAAGTCAAGCAGAATTTAGCTTATGTCACATCAGGCTATGACCCGATATCACCAGCAAGGAAGATACTTGAAGCTATTGACGCTTATCTTGCTGGCAGGGCAACAGAGCAAATGAAGAAGGTGCAAATAGGCGATAAGCTTATTGAGTACAGCAGTTATGATGAGCTTATGAAGTGGCGGGAGTATTATGCAAAGATAGTCCGAAAAGAAGAAGGCCGTCCCTCACAAATCAAGCTTGAAAAGTTCTTTTACCGTGAATTGATTTAATGGAGGTCAGAATGTTTAACTTTTTGAAAAAACAACCGCAACATTAGCAGAAGAAAAAGAAGACAAGGCGTTTTATTGGTGCAAGTTATGCCGCTTCAGCAACAAGTCAATTCCACACATCTTATGAAAAAATCAACACTGAATTGAGGCAAGACGGGATAGCACTTGTCTTAAGAGCAAGAGAACTTGTCAAGAATAATGATGTAGTTGCTTCATTCGTGCAAGCTCTTATCAGGTCAGTTGTTGGTTCAGGCTTCAGACTTAATGCAACAAGTTACAATGACGATGGCACTTCTGACCGTGTAGCAAACAGCATAATTGAATAGCATTGGTATGAATACACCAAGTCTTATAAGAAGTGGCTTACTGCATCAGAAACAATGAATGACCGTGATTTTGATGCATTGATTTTGCATTCATTGATAGTCGATGGTGAAGCATTTGTTCACAAGGTAAGAGACCCGAAAAGCAAGTATGGTATTCGCTGGTAGCTTGTTGATGCATTGTCTGTTGATTATCTTTACAATGAACTTCCTCTTAACAAGCAAGGTGTTTCAATTGTAAATGGTGTAGAGATTAATCAGCATGGCAAACCTGTTGCCTACTGGATTAGACAAGATAACGCTGATTATTACTTGTCAGGGCCGCGCATCCGTGTACCTGCATCAGAGATTGTTCACATATACAAGTGCAACTTCGCAGGGCAAACAAGAGGCTATACACCGCTTGCACCAGTCTTGCTTAATCTTAATGCTCTTGAGACTTACAAGCGGTCATAGATTTAGACCGCTATCTTGAATAGTGTATTTATGGGGCTGTATTAGCGTCAATCAGGCGCATCGGACAGCTATGATGATTATGATGAAGATGAAGTCAACGAAAAGGGTGAAGTAGCTACTACATTTGAAAGTGGTACGTTTAAGTATGCTCCTGATGGTTACACCGCCAAACAGCTTAATGTACAGCATCCAAATGGTAATATGCCAAGTTTCTTAAAAGCACTTTATAAGTCAATTTCAGCTTCACTTGGCTTGTCTTATAATCGCATTGTTGGTGATTATTAGTCAACATCATATTCAAGCTTAAAACAGGCTAACAATGCAGATATGCAGACTATAAAGGAATGGCAAAACTTCATGATTGAAAACTGGAAAAACATAGAGTTTGCTTAGTGGTTGAAGTACCTGCTTCTGTCAGACCTGACTAATCTTCCCTACAGCAAGATTGATAAGTTTCTTTCACATGACTTCCAAGGCGAAAAACTGCCTAACATTGATGAAGCTAAAGAAATACAAGCAGTGCAGATGAGACTTGCTTTAGGCTTGACTTCACCTATTGAAGAAATGCATAACATGGGGCTTGATGTTGTTGACGTGCTTAATTCTCAAAAGAAGTATCTTGAGATGCTTAAAGACCGTGGATTAACAATGAATAATCTACCTGTAACAGATGAACAAGTTGACGATACCACTAATGAAAAAGACAATGATAACGATTAGGATAAAGAACAATGACAAAAGCTGAATTACTTAAATTCGATGTAAACGAGGAATAGAGAAGCATTACATTTTCGTGTGCTTCGACTTCCCCTTATACACGTTATGATGAAGATGCTGATTATCTTTATGAAGAGATTTTAGTCATCAATGAATCAGCAGTTGACATGACAAGACTTAACAACGGTGCGCCTCTTCTTTTCAATCATGACACAGACAAGTTAATTGGTGTTGTTGAAAAAGCATGGATAGCAGACGAAAAAGTTTATGTCAAGGTCAGGTTCAGAAGTGATGATTATTCAGTCAGTCTCTTCAATGACATTCTTGCAGGTATTGTAAAAAATGTCAGTATTGGTTATCAGATAACGGATATGGAACAGACCATAGAAGACGATGTAGTTAAACGCTATGTAACACAATGGATGCTGTATGAAGTCTCCATTGTTTCTATACCTGCTGATGACCGTGTAGGAATACGCTCACTTAACACAAACATAACACATAAAAAGGAACTTAACATTATGGAAGAAAACACTAAAGAATGTGGTGAAAAGCCTGATGACAATGTTCTTGAAACCAAGGCTGAAGAAGCTCCTGTTGAAGAAGCTCCTGCATCAGAAGAGGAAAAAGAAGAAGTCATTACACAAGCTGAAATTGATGCCCTTGTTGAAGAAAACAAACAACTTAAAGCAGAAAATGAAGCATTAAAGGCAGAAAAAGAAAATGAAGATGATAACGAAAAAGAAGATGAAGCACCCGAAGAAAATGCTGATAAAGAAGACATAGAAAAAATCGGTGAAGATTTCGGTGTTTCTAAAGAAGAAGTAGACAGAGCAATAGCAGACAAATTGACTGTCAGAGAATTTAAAAACAAGGTTAAATCACTTATTAACATTAACATCAACAAAAAGGAAGACAAAAAAATGAATCGTGAATTTACTGATTTCTTAAAAGCAAGAGATTATAACAAGACTTTCGTCATGAGAGACTTCACAGGTTTTGCCCCTGCTGGCATTGTACCTACTGAAACACTCCCTATCGAAAAGATACTTGAACTCAAGATGGCGGTCAATGGTTATCGTTCAATCTCCGGTATCAGAGGCAACATC